CCGCAAATCATGTTGGGTGTGGAATGCTCCCTGATAGCAAATGCACATTTGAAAATTGTCCGTTGAAAGTAGAAAAGACATCTATTGAACTATGCCCAATCTGCAACAAACCATTATTCAAAACCGTCCAAACGTTGACTTCTATGGAAGATGAAAAAACGGTACATCTCGCATGTTATATTTCAGAACCATGTGATTGTCCACATGAACATAGTGGATGCACATTTTCTGGATGTTGTGAGCATCGTACATCTCCTAACAAAGATTTGAATGGGACGTGGTTGCCTACGTGCGGAATAAAATTTCCAATGAAAGATGGAGATTGATTTATGACCAACAAACTTCCACAATGGATTATCGACATACTTGACAAAACAGGTTGGTCGGCACACGAAACACTTGTTGAACAGATGAGAGTAAACCCGGATGCTATTGAAGCGTTGTATGGTGGTGATTAAAATGCCCCTACCAATCATGATTGATAATTACCGCGCACGTTGTTGTGGAACGTGTAAGAATAATATAACTTCGTGTATAGAATGCGTGCATTGTCGTTTTGATAACAGTTGCAAAGATACATTCGAAATCTGCGCTACAAATTACGAACCGGAGGAATATTAAAATGAAACTCGAAGATATTGATTGGAATAAAAAACTAATTGTATTCTTTGGAGAAGATGCAAAAAATTGTGTAGATGATATAGAAAAAATGTGTAAAGGTGGGTTTGTAAGTTTCCCAGAACGCTCGTTATATCACCCATGGGAACACGTAGATGAAATAGAACATATAGTGAGATTGTTGTATAGATCGGAAGACCGCAAATTTGTAGTTGTTACAAATTCATCTTATATCTTGGATCATCTTTCAAATCTCATGAAAGGCGCACGTTTAAACGCAGATGTAAAATATACGCGATGCAAACGAAAAGAAGCTTACATTCACAAGAAAGATGTGGGCGCATATGTTTGTACAAATGGATCTGTCATAAATGTACTCCCGCAAGAGGGAGAAGTCATAAATTGGGATAATTTATCAGATGTGGCAGAATGGTTAAGTAATATATATTTTGAGATGGAGAAATAAAATGCCCCGCCTATATACCAAAATAATTCGTGTGTGTTCACAATGCCCCAATTACCAGTCTTATGCAGCAGACGCTTTTTATTGTAAAATACACACATTGCATTATCGAGATATAGAAAGCAATTTCGATTATCACTTAATACCTGATATACACGGTGAGATACCGGGGTGGTGTGGGTTGGAGGAGGAGTGATTAATAATTTAATGATTTGTGCGTCTGATTATAACCTATCACACTATCATTTGAATGCAACTTCCGAATAAATTCACCTTCCTTCTTCAACACTTCTTTCTTATCATCCGATTCAAAAAGAATTTCCTTGCGAATAGTAAAATCTATAAGTTGTTCTTTTGTGAAGTCGCGCTCTACAATCTCGCTCATCCACGAACCAAAATAGTTAATATGATGACCTCCACGCTGGGTGTCACTACCAACGTATATCTTCCCGTTTGGAAAGGTTATTTTGTATATGACGTAGTTGAATGGCATAATTTACTATTGGTCTTGTATTTATAAATAATTTTCTACCATATTAAACGATATATTTAAATACTTATAATGCTTATATATAAGTATGCCAAAGTTAAATAAAGAAACCGAACACGTAAATATTACTCTTCCAATAGGAATGAGGGATCGCGCTAAAGAACACGGTGTTAACATGTCTTATCATGCAACCAAAGCAATTCAAAAAGCCATTGAAGTTCAAGAGAAAGCCAAAGAGGAATAAGTAAATGCCTGCACCGAAATATCTAACATTTTTAACATGTCCGAGATGTAGTTCTACAGATTTAAAACGACATGGCACACATCCGAAAGGCACGGAACACTTCGGAGAACAATTAGTAAAATGCAAAAGGTGTGGATATAAGAGTTATGTCACCAATTTCGGAGGATTTGATTTAAAGATTTCTCCTATAAGTCCAGAACAGAGAGAAATTGAAAGACAAAAGAGAAGAAATTCTCGTCTTAATAAAACCGCTTCCGATATTACAAAACAGCGAATGAGTGAATCTCATAAAAAAAAAACCCCGTATCGTTTTGGAAAGATAAAAAATTGCCACTATCTACACGAGATAAAATGAGCGAATCGCATAAAGGCATCGAACCGTGGAACAAAGGTATTTCATCATCGGAAGAAACAAAAAAGAAACAAAGCGATTCTTTAAAAAACAAACCAAAACCTCCGAGATCAAAAGAACATTGTGAAAATATAAGTAAATCGAAAATGGGAGAAAATAATCCGATGTTTGGAGAGCATCATAGTTTGGAAGCACATGTTAAAATGCATAATGCTCAATTGGGAAATACCAAGAAACTCGGATACCATTTTCCTATTGAAACTAGAAAACGAATGAGTGAAGAACGATTAATTAAACATGCATTAATGGGTTTTGTTTATACCACTCCACTTAACAAAGCAATACGTGAGTCGTTTAAATACCGAGAATGGGTAATTGCTGTTTTTGAAAGAGATGATTATACTTGCCAAAAGTGTAAAACGCGCGGGGGTTACTTGGAAGCGCATCATATAAAATTGTTTTCTATAATATTAAAAGAAAATAATATTAAAACATTGCAAGACGCATTTAATTGCGAAGAACTATGGGACGTAAATAACGGAATGACTTTACATAAAAAATGTCATAAACAAGAACATAAAGAAATAAGAAAGAACAAAAAACGATAATAGAAATTTATTTTTAAATGGTGTAGGAATTTTCCTACACCAAAACCTTTATAGGATTACTGCCTCTCTCCACCAACGAAAATCCGAATGACCGGAATGAATTCGAGGAGCAGAACGATGGCACCCAAAAGGAACAGAGCGATACCAAGGAACGTGAACGCGAGAGAAACATTGCTCTGTGCGTTGCTCATGGTGGTATTCATAATTCCCGTTAAAATCGGCAGGGAATTAAAAAGTGTGCCCACCATAAATATCCCTATTACAATGAATATGGCCCCGCCGACGACCATGCCGATACCGGCGAGGGTTGCCTCACCGATTGCTTCGGAGTCGTGAACAAGCTCCATACCCTTGGTGTATGCGCTCTTGAGGTAAGTCGTAACTTTCTCAAACATGTAAAATGCACCTCTCTCATAAACTAATAGCAAACAAAAAGTATATATAGTAGTTGGTTACTATTGGATATATACATTCCCAAATATTACTAAACTTTAAAATCATGACACGTGACGCAGTTATTAAAATCGACAGGAAAATCGCCGAAGCGGGACGCGCGCGCGGTTTAAACCTGCCGACTGTGGCAGAAGAAGCGATTCGAAAAACAACAAAAAAATTGGAGGATATTGATAAATATGACTGAAACTTATACGGAAGATGAAATGAAGAAAGTATTGAAATATGTACAGAAGAAAGAACGTCTTATCAGCGCGCTCAATAGCGCGGTGCGCACAGCGGAAGCACCTATTTATGCGGAAGTTCTTAATGAACTTATTGTTCTGATTATCGAAGATAAACTTCTCCCAGATTCGCTGGATACCCATGCATTCCCGGGTTTGTACCCGCGCGCGCAGCAGAAAAAAGAATCAAAAGATGAAGATAAAGACGTGCAGTAAGTTTGGAAATTTGTGACCACTCCCCATTTTTAAAAAATGGGGCTTCTATCCAACATTTGTTGGAAGAGACTGTAGTCCCAGTCTCAATATATTTATTGCAGCATTCTGATCGCGGTTCATTATAAGCCCGCATGATGAACAGGAATGTACGCGATCAGATAATTCTTTTCTAACATATTGACCACAACGTGAACAAAATTGTGTTGTATTTTTAGGGTTGACGAGAACAACTTTAGAACCAGCTTCTTCCGCTTTGTTCTGTGTTGTTCTAACCATCATACTCCAACTGACATCAGCAATGCCTTTTGCCAGATAAGAAGTTTGTTGCATATTTTTAATATTGAGATTTTCAAATGCAATTATTTTAAATCGATCTACTAATTTTCTACTCTCTTGATGAACAAAGTTTTGCCTATGATTTGTAATGCGTTCGTGAATTTTTGATACTATAAGTCTTCGGATTTTGCGCTCTGAAGAATCTTTTGTTTCTTTAGACATTCTTCGTTGTGCCTTTGCAAGTTCTTTTTCATTGGTTTGAAAGAATCGTGGGTTCTCTATAGTTTCTCCGTTTGAGAACATTGCAAATGTGGTCAGTCCAAGGTCTATACCTACAACTTCATCTCCAATATGTTCTCGAATTATTTTATTCTGTTCTACTACAAAGGAAACATACCATTTATTTGTGCTCGTTTTACGAATAGTCATCGTTTTTATCTTACCTTCACATGGACGATGAATAATCGCTTTTATTTTACCAATCTTTGATGCTGTAACTATTTGATTTTGAATATTTAAAGAAAATCCATATTGTGGATATGTTATACTGTCATATCGACCAAATGATTTAAATCTTGGATATCCGGGCGTTTCTCTAGATTTAACACGTCTGAAAAATGATTTGAATGCGAGATCTACTCTAACTTGAACATTTTGAAGAACCTGTGCATTAACAGTATAAAGTTCTGGGAATTCTCGTTTCCATTCAATTAAATTTTTCGTAGTGTCAAAAAATGTTAAAGATTTTTGATCGTAATCCCATGCATCACGTCTTAATGCCAATGTATTATTATAAACTTTCCTACAAATATCAAACGTTCTATTAAGTGTTGAAATCTGCGCCTTTGTTGGGCAAAGTCTATATTGATACGTTTTAAGCATTATGTAATATATTGGTATTATTGCTTAATAAATGTTTCGGTGATAAAATAATTAACAAAAAATATATTCTTATCTAAAAGCAAGATCTCCCCAGAATATAAATTATTCCCCATTATGTACACCAACCTTATCCAATCTGTTATGTTTGGTGTTTGTAAGGGGGATTTATAAAATTGGTGGAGAGGGATTTGAACCCTCGAAGCACTAAACACGAAATCTTGAATTTCGCCCCTTTGACCACTCGGGTATCCACCAGCAATAGTAATAGGTGTTGTAAGTATTTATAATGTTTGTAGAAAAATTCATATATTATAAAAATGTTGGATTTTGAAATTTTTAACTTTAGAAATATATAGGTTAACTTTATATAGTATTAAAAATTACTATATAGTATTAATTTATATACTTATTTAATAATTAGTATTTATATTTTTCCATTTGGTTCTCGAAATTTTAACATATCCGCATTCTATCATTTCTTCCTCTGTATAATATGACTTTCCTTCAAATTTTGTATCTATAATATTTTTCAACACATCTGCCCAAAATTTTCTATTTTCATATCCACCACCGGTTTTACCATGACATTCATTGCACAACAAGGCAAAATAATTTGGATTGTCTCCAATATAGTAATCTTGTTTATGTCCTCTAACATTTAAATTAGTCCAATATTCTCCGTCGTTATCGATCCAACAACAGGTTTTCTTTTCATAAAATGCATGATGATCATGTAACCTCCTTCCATTTTCTTTTTCACTTTTTTCACATATTAAACAAGTTGTCCCTTGGAAAGCGCGCACACGGGGATCTACTTCTTCAAATTTTTCACAATAATATGTCTTGTGATAATCTTTTGATAATATGGGATTACCCATCCAAAACCCCTGACCTATTCTACCAATCAATTGTTTTTCCACATATATGGGATCTCGCTGTTGTTCCAATGCTGCATTTCTTAATTTTTCTGTTCGGTGTGGGTCTTCTATTGCACATTTATAACATCGGGTATTTCCTTTTTGTGTGGGTTCTCCACAAGTTATACACACTCCCCTTTCATGCGATTTCTCATAACGTTTTTTATTATTACATTCTCTGCATACTGATTGTGAAACACCTTTTCTATCTTTACGCTTTCCAAATTCTATCAACGGTTTTTCTTTTTTACATCAAAAACAAAAAGCAAACCCATTTTTACTAAAATGTTTTATTTTTCTAGGCGAATTTGGAGATCTTCTAATATGATCACATTCTCTACATCTATAGCAAAATCCATCTTTTGTGTTTTTATCTTTTGAAAATTCTGATATTGGTTTCTCTATATGACATCTACAACAAATTTTTTTCTCTATCAAATAGAATACCTCCTAATAAATTCCCCATTTTTGCAATGTCGGCGTAGCCGGATCAAACTCACGATAATTCCATCCGAGCGCATCCAATATACGCGACAATGGATCTTCTAATGATTTCTTTAACATTGTATCTTTATCGATAACGAATCCCGCTGGAATCTCGTCGGGATACTCGAAACAAATTACATCTGTCCGTGGGTATCCAGCAGGAACATTTTTAATATATAAACGTTTCGGTTTACTTCCCTTTCCGAAATTTGTTCCAAGATATTCATTAGCATACTTTGCTGCCCGTATTTGTGCATCGGGAATATCATACTCATCGAGTTGTTTTCCTATGCCGCCCGGAATTCCTATCTCATCCAAACTATATTCGCCCGCGCGGTATTTACGCACGATTTCTGAAATTGTAGTTTGAATTTCTTCGTAGGGTTTGCCTTCTAAAATCATACCAATTAATTGTTCCATAGCCGCGCGTGTTACTTGTGGTGAATCGCTACGCTTCGTCTCAAAACCCACAATATCAATTTTATGCGCGTCTACGCCTTCTTTCCAAACAAGGAGACCGGCATAACGTTTTTTCTTTCCACCACTGAAAAATCGCTGATATAATTTTTCAAACTTAACGGAAAAATACGAAACGTCTGCATTAAGAACTTCTTTGGCGAAAATGGGGTAACTGTCATTGAGAATTTTTTCAAGTTCTTTGGCAATAATCATAGTGCCATCACGACCGATGCTTTTTGGAATAACAATAGAAAGACCGTCCGTGTCGCCCTGCGCTATTTTAAATCCTTCTTCTTCTACAATTTTCTTATTATGATCTAGGATAGCACGACCCACAGATGTAACAGCAGATGCAATTTCTCGGTCGTTCAAACGGAATGCTATATTACCACTTACTCCGTAATAAGTATTCATAATAACTTTAACAACATCCTGTTTCATATTAAGAAGTTTATATTCATGAGAATTAAATTCGTATTTATTTCGTTCTTTCTTTAAACTATCACGTTCTTGTAAAAACTTCATCTGAATTTTTCTAACTAACCCATCTGGTTCTTTTTTAAATCTAATTCCATTCGGGGCGCGCAGTTCTCCATTTGGATCTTTTGTATCTGGAGATGCATTAATAGTCATCATTGTAAGTGGATACAACGATTTCAAATCTAATACTATTACATTTTCACGCAGACCACGAAGGGGGGCAATAACCGTAGCACCTTCATATGATTCAGCATTATTACCCATAACCAATTTAGAAGGCAATACAAATCCATTCTCCTTTGCCGCACGTAAGATCAACACATCTATCATTGGCATTGGGTTTACTGTCTTCTCAACTGGGCACCCAATATACTGCGCTAAATGCCTGTGGAATTCAACCGTCTCGTCTTTTTCATTAATGCCAACACAAAGTTCAACATCAGTAAAGTTATAATAAACCAAATTAGTCGGATCATCTTTCCACAAATCATAAACTTTCCCGGCGAACCTAATCTTCTGCTTCCCCAGTTCGGTGGCTGCAATTGCATCAAGCCTATAAGATGGTTGCTCCCCAAGATGCATTCTCTTATATCCAGCAAGCAAATCAAATAATTGCCGCCCTTTAATTTCCACACGCCCGGTATTACCACTATGCAAGCGCGCCCAAGCATCGCGCGGAATACATAATGCATCCATCCTACCCATGATGTAGGGTATATCAAATTCAGTCGAATTCCATCCAGACAGAATATCAAAGTCCATTGACTTAATATATTCACAAAAATCTATAATCAATGATTTCTCATCAGTATATACTAATAAATCGTGGTGCGCGGGATCAAAACAACCATTTTCCTTTGGCGTTTCATCAATAGGTAGAGTAGCAACAACGAATGTTATATATTTTTTTGTAAAAGTATCGTAGCATGAAATACAGAAAATGGGATCTTTCAAAGAATCCGGAAATCCATTCTGATCACTGCATTCAATATCTAAAATGCATGTGCGCGCAGGACTATTAAAATCAATTGGTTTTAAATCATCAACTGTGCAAGGAGAAGAAGAATAATTAACTCCAGATTTAATTTGCGTGTCAATTAAAAATTTCTGTGTATATAAAATATCGGATTCGAAATGTGTAAACCTATCACGAATATCTCTAATATCACTGGGTTTCTTTGTTATGATTTTTATAAGATTATCATTTTTGATAGACTTATAAACTTCGGGATCAACAACAAGATTTGGTGGAACGGAAGACGTTTGAGAAGCAAGCGCATAAAAATATGGTTTATAATCTACTACATCCACACGATGAACATTACCTTCTTTATCACGACCGAAGATATTGATTATTGGTGTGTCGTTTCGAAATGAATATTCAACAGCACCTACACAGATTTCAGGCATTGGTAATATATACGCATTCAAAACATAAAAACCTATCTACCAACCAAAACCCTTAAATACTCAAACTAATAACACTTATATATGACTCTTGATATTAAAAATCAATTCTCCCGTGTATTCAACCGCAAAGAACCCGATGTTGGCGCGCTTGGGCGGGAACAAAAAGGCGAATATTACAGCGGTATAAAAGTTTGGGGTCGTCAGATTAAGGGTGGGAATCGAGATTAATTGTTATGTTCATTAATTAATAACAGTTCATTTTTTGTGAACATATCAAATTTCAGAATAAGCATATGAATAATCCAACATTAACATAAATATACTTATATAAATACTAACTATTATACCACAACAAATATTTTCTACCATTCCTCCAATACAACCACCGATTGCTCCTGCGAACATACCATCAAAAATTGATATTATAATGGCAGCACTGGGATCAAATTCTTTCATCATTATTAAAAACATCTTCTGGTTTTAAAATGTCATTTGTGTTTTTTGGCATAAGGATTGTTTTATTGAGAGATGTTGCTAAATTCCTTTCCATTACGGCACCCAAACTTTTTTCCCATCCCGGCATCATAAGAATGGCGTCGCATTTCTCTACAAATGTAAGACAAATATTCATCCACACTTGATAGTCAATATCCACAATATGTTGAAACATCGCTGTGTTTTTATGTGGAGTAAACGGTGCCCAACCCTTATAAACAGCAGAGAGCGCATAACGTGATGCTTGGAGTATGTTATAATCAACTCCATGAAGTTCATCATAGTCGTCCGGGATAAGACTAAATGGACCAGAGATGTAGAGGGTTTTCATTCCCTCACCTTATTAGTCAACCCTCGCGCGCTTGCCATTTTATTAATAGCATTCCACGAACGATTTATCTTTTTCATAAGAATGTCTTTATTTACTTTTCCATAATATCTATCCAATGTTGCTAACTGTTTATCAGACCACCACCGTGTAGGTGGGGCAGTTCCAATCGCCGCTTCTAATTCTTCATCAAATCCATCAAAAGTAATTATTTTATGGGTCATTGTATCAATCACAGTTATTATTTTGTTCGGATTTCATTTTACGTTTTCTTTCAACATCTTGTATTCCTGTATCAATCGCAAGCATCCAACGAAATACTTTTCTAAATTCTTCTCCACTATCAAATTTGTAATTTTCTTGCTCCCGACACGATTCCATTTCAGAAAGAATCAATCGGAATAAAATGTTCCATCTAATTTCGTAATCCCAAATTGATTTTATTTTATCCTCGCTCACAGTGATACCTCTTTAAACATATGTTTCCCATGTAGTTCAAACGTATGCGGTTCAATTACAATATCTTTACCATCGATCTTCAATAAAATCCAACCGAGTGTTGGAACCATAGCAAGTCCATTCTTCGCAGCAAAAGCGTCGCGCGCTTTCCAACCGGGACATACAACCAACCTGATATTATTCTCATGATCTATAATGTCATTAATCTCGTGCCTATGACCGCGCATAAGCAATTGAAACTTTCCCACTTTTGATTTTGAACGAAGTGCCGCATCAATTTCATTTTTTGGCGCGGTGCATTTGGATGCCTGTGAGCGAGTATATCCAATAGCGTGCGACAAATGGATTCTTACATCTTCTACTTTCACAGCGAGATCGGTTCCAAATTCCTGCCTGCAATGTGGTAGTGAACTCAAAACTGCAAGATCAGAAGATGTGTTTTCGCCCACGTGGTAATACGAACCTTGCACCCCAAAGAAAACATTTGTCTTGATCATTGAAAGAATGTCGGCTGCGGTTGTAACCTGCTGATGCATATTCGATGTCCACAGTTCAAAACCATTTGATTTCTTATTTGGACCATCCACATTATCACCCAAGTCAAAACACGCATCCACCTTTCCAACGTTATCAATCATTTCTTCCCATTCTTTATAGATACGTTTCTGAAGTGGATTTGATTCAATACGCTGCGAACGCTGTTCATCCGAAGGTTCGATATTGACTTCATCGGGCATTACAGATACAGACGACCCTACATGAAGATCGCTTACGACAAGAATTCGTTTTGACAATTATATTACCTCTAATTAAAAAGATTATTCTAATATGTTATACGCATATTGTATTTAAGGGTTCCGTCTAGTGTCGGATAATTTTAGATCATTATCATAAGTTTTGAGAAGTCCGAGCGATGTTTTAATAATATCTCGAACATATTTACAAATTCCTTTCGCGTGAGATTCGCGGTTTCCCGCAACATTCACAGCATTTATAGAATGTGATAATATGTCTGCTATTCTTTCCGGGGGTGAATAAGAAGCATCGAAAAACACTTTACTCGCTTTCAAAACTTCTCTTTTGGTTGCAATCCCACCGGGAGAATCAACATTGCCAAACCATATTGTGAAGTCGGAATTTCTAGCATTCAAACGTGTTCTTCCAACATAATCCAGACCAGAATCCACCAACCCGAAACCTTTTAACAATGCTGGGCGCGGACCATTTTCTGTGTAAAAATTTGATGGCGCATATCCACCTGTTTGAAAACCAGCATCACGCGCACCAAATAATCCGCCTTGATCTGCTCCAGTTTGACCACCAGAAATTATTTTGATGGGCATTTCAACTCAATAAACTTCGAAAGCGAATCACATTTATTTGAAAGTGTGAGCCGTTCATTATCGTTCATTTCTCCATTATCAAGAGTATAAATAATTGCATCTAACTCCATCAATGCTTCATTGATATCCGCGCATGGCGGTTGGTGTAAATCATAGATTGGTTTATAAAGTGGCATTATTCAACCTTCCTAAACACCCACAACCCATATCCAAGCAAAACGCTCATTAATACAACAATCATCCCAATCGCGCCATTTGTGCCTTCCAGTAATAATACTCCAATCCCAGTAATAAGACCCGCGATAAACACAATGGCAATCATTGTTTTAATAAGTGTTCTGACAGGAGCAGAGTTTGAATGTGATTTGGTATAATTCTGCCATATAGTCATGAAGCACAATCCGATTGCAATAATTAAAAGAACACCAACCAAATACCGTGTGGATTCAGAAAGTAAAATTGCTGACCCAATACCTGCCAGAACACCCGATTCAAAAATCATAAGTGTGAAAAAACGAAGAGTGTTTTGGGCGAGGGTTTCTTTATGGGTGGTCATGATGTCACTCCGCATGTTTGGTTGCCACATGTGATTGGAGCGTCGATGGAGTAAATCCATTTAAAACCCCAATTTTCTTTTATTTTTACATTTGCAGTAAGATTATCTTTAACTTTAAGTTTCGTAACAACGTCTCGAACATAATATACATTTTCGTTGGTATCGATAACAATTATATCATAATTAGAAGAAATATGTTTACACACTGTTATTGTATCTGTATATGTAAATCCAAATATGAATGATGAAGAAATAATGATACCAAAAACAAATAAAAGTATAGACAAATAACAACAAAGATTAAATTTCAACAAAATAAACATGATAAATAATATACATGCCCCAATTATTACAATTATAAATGGATAATATAACGACGGATCAACATCAAACGGAATCATTTCCCGCTCGCCTCTTTAATAGCATCTTTAATAACATCATCTGAAACATTCTCCACAATATCAAATGCCTTCTCTTTAAGATCCGCAATTGTAATACTTGATGTTTCAATACCGGATGCCTTACAATAGAAACGAATCATCTGCGCAAGGCGCGCGGTTACTTTGTTGGTAGTGATAGGTGGTGATGCTGGGTGATCTGGTAATGCAACCGGGGGAGTAGTTACAACCGGTGATACCGTCTCCTCTTTTGGTGTTTCAACTGGAGACGCAACTTCTTTGGGTTTCCTAGTGTATGCGCGCTTTTTCTTTTCTTCCATGATGGGGGGTGTTGTGGTCATCGGTTCAACAACCATTTCGGCCCACCCTTCTGGTTTTACAACAACCGTGTCTTCAACAAGAGGATGATAACAATCTTTGGGTATAACCTCAATTGGTTGTAAAGTAACAATCTTTTCGGGTTTCGGTACAGCAGGCGATTTGCTTTTTGAAGGTATAATTTCAATCGTTATCTTAATCGTTACGGGTTCGTTGGTTTCAATTGTATTTTCCATATTTCTAAACCTCTTTGTGATTGTATGTTAGAACGCGATTGTATTTAATGATTGTGTAAAAAGTTTTAAATAGAATGCAAACATATATAGAACGCGAATGTCAAAAGAAGAAATCAAAAGAAAATCATTGACCCGATGCGAGATTCCAAATTGTTATGGATACTGGACACATTCGTGTGAATGTATGAAATGTTATTGCGAAACAGAATGTATGCAGGAGAATTGGCCATGAATGAAATTTAAACCAAACCTATAAATCCTAACAGAACAAACATTTTATTGGTGCTCATTATGGAAACAACTTATGAAGAAAAACTACTAAAAGAACGCTATTGCGTTGATGGGGAAAAAGATTGGAATGATATTTGTCACCGTGTTTCAGAATATATCGGGGACGATCAAACACAGAGAAAATCATTCTTCGATTTAATGTCAAACAAAGATTTTATTTGTAATTCCCCTACTCTAATGAACTCTGGAACCGCTAACCCGATGCTATCAGCTTGTTTTTTCCTAGACGTGGAAGATTCTATTGATAGCATTTTTGACGCTAATAAAAACGCGGCAAAGATCTTCCAGCGCGGGGGAGGTGTGGGTTTTAATTTCAGTAAGATCCGCCCCGCCGGAAGTAAAGTAGGGAAAAGGAACGGTGTTGCTTCTGGTGTTGTATCATTCATGAATGTGTTTGATACTATGACAGAAGTTGTAAAACAAGGAGGATCAAGGCGCGGCGCAATGATGGGATGTCTTGATATTGCACACCCAGAGATTAAAGATTTTATTACGTGCAAACAAAAAGAAGGCAGTCTTTCAAATTTCAATATATCTGTTAAACTTACAGATAAATTTATGGAATCACCAAATTCAGAAATAATGAATTTGATTATTGATGGTATTTATCGTAATGGCGAACCGGGTATTTTGTTTGAAGACGCAATGGAAAAATACAACCCTGCTCCGGAGTATGGAGAATTGAACACTAATCCGTTAGAATCCGTGCGGATTTAAAATCGCGTAAATTGCTGGAACACCCTGAAGTATTTCTAACTACAACGCAATCAGAAATGATAAACGTGAATGTTTTAAAAATAGAAATAATTGGGCAATCAGCAGCCAAGCATCTTACAAAGATGAAGGTTCAGAGACTATAGACGCGACATCGATGATATAGTCCGATCTCATATGAAAGTATGAGAGTGTGACAGAAATGATCACACCTGTGGTGAATATTCATTACAGTAACAAAATGCCTCCGGCGGGGAGGCCCTGTTAACATCCGGCGAAAGCTGCAACTTGGGTAGTATCAACCTATCCAACCACATTAAAAACAACACTATAGACTACGACAAACTTACATACACAATTGACTTGGCAGTAGTATTCCTAAACAACGTGATCAACAAAAATAAATATCCACTTCCCGAAATCGACTTTGCATCAAAACGCACACGTAAAATTGGTCTGGGAATTATGGGATTCCACGACGCACTGATTAAAATGGGGGTTTCATACAACAGTTCTAAAGCACTCGACATTGCTGAAGAAGTAATGAAATTCATTAATGATCGCGCGCATAAAATATCAGAGGATCTTGGTAAGAATCCGAATATCAAACAGAACCGTATGAATGCATCATTGACTTCTATTGCACCAACGGGTACAATTTCAATCATTGCTGGTGCATCATCTGGTATCGAACCGGTATTCAACTGGGTCTACACGCGAAAAGATACTATGGGAGAACATTATATTGTGCATCCGTTGTTTGAAGAGACGCTGAAAAAAATATACAAGAGCAATAATTATCCAACGTGGGCATATGATAGTATAATTAAACATTGCCATGAAGCAGGAACTATACAAGATATAGTAGAACTTCCAGATTCCTTCAAAACCCTCTACCAAAATGCAATGGACATCCCATCTTCAATGCACGTAAAAATGCAAGCAGCATTCCAAAAGAACGTTGATATGTCAATTAGTAAAACAATCAACCTTCCAAATACCGCTACTAAAGAAGAAATACGGAATGTTATTTTTGACGCATGGAAAAGTGGATGTAAAGGTTTGACTATCTACCGTAATGGGAGCAGGGAAAATGAAGTTCTGTCTCTCAAAAAACCAATCGTGGAAGATAAAATTGTAGACTGGATCGACACCGAAAATGATTTCTACGAATCAAAAACACCCGCTGTCATTTATAAAGTCCACAGTGGATGCGGTAAGTTCTATGTTATCATCGGGCATGACAAAGAGGAACCAACAATGATCTTCGTTGAGGGAGATGGTGTTGGTGGGTGTCAAGCAAACATGGCAGCAATGGGACGTTCGATTTCAGCGGGATTGGAATGGGGAACGCCGGCAGAAAATTATGTGAAACAGTTCTCGAAGGTAAAGTGTATGACCGCAATGAATAATAAATTGTCATGTGGTAAATCTTGTGCTGATATTACTGGTAAATGTTTAGGTGATGCGTTAAAAATGTTGGCACCGAAAAGCGTTAAAATTGAAACAAAAGAGGAAAAGTGTTGTGCTGCACCTCATTATGTGATGGAAGGTGGATGTAGGATTTGTACGAATTGTGGAAAAAGTAGGTGTTCATAATGGAATCCCCACCCCATTATAAAAATCAAAAAATTCAACCAATCCAATATTTAAATGTTTCTATGCCAGAACAGCAATTCATTGGATTTTTACGAGGTAATGTGATAAAATATGTTTCGCGCTATGATAAAAAGAATGGGTTAGATGATCTTAAAAAAGCGCGTATATATTTGGATTGGTTGATTGAATTTACGGAAACGAATGATATTACGGTAGGAGATTGAAATGAAACAACAGAACCAAAAACTAACAACCCCCAACCCAATGCACAGAAGAGGCGAAATCTATATTGATTTCGGAGATTGCAACCAAGACATTCTTCTATTCTGCGCGTTCCGTTACGCATTGGGAAGACAGACATATGTTGTAAGTACAGTCGCTGATATCATAAAAGCGAATTGGGATCATATGCCACAGAGTCGGAGGAATCTATTTAGAAAAGAAATAGAGGAAGCAATCGAAAAAGGATATGCAGGCAGTGTAAATATTGATGTGCCGGAATGGTTGTCGATTTCGCATATGGTTGATGGAGATGTTAAAAATGATTAAATTTATAGCGTTTACGTGTTGTGCGACGTGCGAGCATGAGAAAGTAAAAGAAAGTTCGTGCCATACACACACGACGTGCGACTTGGATGATACAGAAACGGATAATTACTTGGTGTGTGGACGGTGGGTTATGAGTGAGGATTTGAAAAAGTTTACTAATAAAGAATAACTATAAATACAAATACCCCCTATTTTAATACGCATGTATAGAATTTCAACAATGGATAAAAACCATATAATCTTTTCTGGATATAGAGGATGTGGAAAATCTGAATTCTCCCGAAAACTAATAAAATTATCACCACAACAATATCAAGAAGAATGTGAAAAATTTAACACTCTTATTGCCGCACAATTAAAACAGCGATTGCAGCAAGAGAGTTTATTCAAATCAATTATGATGAGTTATTACGAGGAGTTGAATAGATATTGATTATACAAGGTGATGCTTTAACTGTATTGAAAAGGATGGATAGCGAGTCTGTTCATATGTCTGTAACAAGTAGTCCTTATTATGGACTTCGAAGTTA